CTTAGAACTGTCTCAAAATAATCCGCGTGTGGATCTGATAGAAGCGTGTATCTCTGATGCGGACGCTTTACGATATATATACTCAGAATATAAGCCAGTAGGAATATATCACCTCGCAGCTGAGTCTCATGTCGATAACTCTATTAAGTCATCTAGAAAATTTATCGAGACTAATATTATAGGTACTTACGAACTTCTCGAGACGACGCGTGAGCTAGCACCTAATATAAGATTTTTACATATCAGTACTGATGAAGTATATGGAGATCTAGCGTTAGAAGATGCAGCATTTACTGAGGAAACCTCATATGATCCATCATCTCCATATTCTGCATCTAAGGCATCATCTGATCATTTAGTTAGAGCATGGCACAGAACGTACGGTCTAAATACTATAGTAACAAACTGTTCGAATAATTACGGCCCGCGACAACATAAGGAGAAGTTAATACCATGCATTATTAATCGCGCGCTCGAGGGTAAAGAATTGCCGATATATGGCGACGGTAAGCAGATTCGCGATTGGCTGTATGTGGGCGATCACTGCGATGCTTTGATTAGCGCGTTTAAAAACGGTAAAGCTGGTGCAACATATAATATTGGCGGTAATAATGAAATTCAAAATATCGACATTGTTAAATGCATCCTGAATATCATTGAGCAAGAGACTGGTAAGAAAGATTTAGATAAATTGATTACGTATGTTAAGGACCGGCCGGGTCACGACAGACGGTATGCTATCGATAGTTCGAAGATAAAAAAAGATATAGGGTGGGAGCCTTCCTATACGTTCTCGCAAGGTATTAATAAAACTGTCAAGTGGTTTTTGAACAGATAATTTTTATAATAAAAAAATATTATTTAAAACTATTTTTACTAAAGGGAACTCTATTATAATATTAATATGGAATGTATTCATTGTTTTAAGCCGGTAACGCCTGCCCGTATTGAGGCGGGATATAAATATTGTATGGCATGCGCTGAGCATGTACCTAAGGTAAAGGGAGTTATGTGCTTCGGTCATAAGACTGCTGGAGAGATGCAAGTAGTAACTCCTGAGCAGTTTGCTGATCATAGAAAGTATAATCCTTATGGTCGTAATACTGGGAGAGGGTCTGGATTGCATCGTGTAATGCAGCGATCAGATAAGTAAAAGACTAAAATGTGATTGATTTATTAATTTTATATGTTAAATAACAAAAAGGGGATGTAATGGTATCGACGTTAGACGGATCAAGTACAGCCTGCATACCGAGAATGATCTAACTCGTTAAAGTGATCAAAAAATAACTGCTGACGAAGAGTACAGAGACCTTCTCGCAGAAGCAGAGCAAATCTTCAACAATGCTGATGCATATGTTCCAGAAGAAGCTCTTCTTGCTGCCTGAAAAAACAAATGTGGATTCTCATTAAAACATTTGGGTAACGTAATGAGTATGAATGACAATAGGAAACCTGTAATAAAATAGACTATTAGAGATTGTAAGCTATACTTGCATTAGGTTAGTTGATAAACTATGAGAGCCTTAAATCTCAATATTATCTAAGTATGTAGACGGTTGTATTGCTGTTGTAGCGGACACGGGTTCGACTCCCGTCATCTCCACCATTTTTATAATATGACTAGAAATTTTATTTTTATATTCCCACTATTATTTCTTATAAGTTGCGCTCAAACTGAAAAGGTAAAGACTACCCTTTACCAAGGCGGGATTGTTTCTCATTATTCGATTAGAACTAACTCTCCGAGAAATTCTACTATTACAGCATCAGGAATTCCTCTAGATGATTCTAAAAGAACAGCAGCACATAAAACTTTACCGTTTGGTACTGTGTTAAAAGTTGTTAGATCAGATAATAGAAGCTTGCAAACTACTGTGTCTATAACTGATAGAGGTCCTTATACTAAAAGTCGTGTATTGGATGTATCGCAAGCTGCAGCGAGAGATTTACAGATGGTAAGCGCTGGTATTATTAAATGTGATATCTATATTATCGAAACATCTTAATATTAGCAGCGAACAATAAAAAAGGGGGAAGTCAACGACTTCCCCCTTTTTGTTTATATGAATAATTAACCGATAAACTCTTCAAAATCCGCGCCAGTATTAGTAGCGTAAAAATTGACTAATATAAATTCAGCAGCTCTAACTGGCTTAATATATATGTCAATTATGAGCTCATTTTGATCTATAACATCAGGGGTATTATTACGATCATCACAGACGATAACATAATCATATACACCTTGATTATTTTTAGCTCTTTCGAATAGAGGTCTAAGATCACTTACAACTCTTGTTCTAGTAAATAATGTGTTTGGCTCAAACACATAATACCTAGCAGTTGCTTTTGTTACCTTCTCAAGATATAAGAACAATCTTCGAACATTTATTCTATCAAACGCTCCAGGATTCTTTTGTAGAGTCTTTTGACCAAACACTGTAATACCTTCTCTGAAAGCAGTAATCGGATTAAATGAGAACTTATACAAGTCATCGCGTTGCTTTTGGTTTGGTTCAATAGCAATATCGTTTACAGAAAATACACGACCTCTGGTGAAACCAGCTGGTGCCCACCATGGATCATTTGTTGTATCTGTTCTTGTCATTATTGAAGCAGCAATTCCAGAGAATGGTGCCCAAAAATCTGAGCCACCAAATTTATCATTGACTCTGGCCCAGTTTGCGTAAGTTGTAGCAAAAGAACTGTTAGCCAAGCTAAACTGATGTCTTAAAGCACTAAAAACATGTTGTGACCAGTTTTTATTAGGGTCGTCAAGAGTTTTAGTATTGTTGCCATTAACAAATACTGGTCTTAGCGGATCTGCTATGAATAGGTGATCTTTTCTTTCGAGTTCAGCAAATACCTGGAACTTAGAAAATATTGTATTGTAATTACCTCTTAAGTCCTTGGTTGTATCTCCTGGCGAGCTATAATCGCCTGTTGTTTGTAGCGCGTTGAGGCCTGTTGTTAAGCCGGCCCCAGTTTGAGTATCATCAAAATATTCAGTACCGAGAGCCTCTGTCATAGCATATATGGTGCCAAGACCTGCTTCTACAGAAACATCAATATTATAAATCTCGTCATTTCTTACAAGATCTAATACCCTATCGAGTTTTTGAGGTATACTACCTACACTTTTATCTGTGAATGTCTCATGAGAGTAAGCACCTATCGGGAATAGTTCATCTGCATAATTAAAATTACTATCAGCAACTAGTTCATCTATAGCGTCGCTAGTAAGCCCATTAGCAGCGCTAGCGCCAGCCGCTGTAGTCTCATTTAAAGTTCTAGAAAATACTCTAATATTCTTTGTCGGATTCCCGTCAGTGTCAAGCCATGTAGATGACTTTCTATTAGAGATGTAATCATTGACAAGAAGTGTAACGTTTCGTGAGTTTGTATTAAGTCGTTGCTCGATGAAGAACGGTCTCGCTGGACCTCCATTTAAATCACCTATTTGTCTAAAATAGTCTAATGACCCGGCAACTGCATCCTCAAGAACATAATCAAGTTTAATAGTGTCAGGGTTAAATATAGATTGTCTCAATTTGAAAACACCTACATTAAGAACATCATCATATGCTCTGGTAGATATATCAAATCCAGCCATGCCTTCCATTACTTCAGAAACTGTATTCTGGGAAGTGTTTGATCCAGATAAAGCGAAGTTAATTCTATTACTCGGCATAGCAGCGAACGCGTCTGTACCTGTTGATGCAGCCGATGCTGTAACTGTACTAACTGCTCTAATAGAGTCGAAGCTAGTGGCAGGGTTGAAATTAATATTATCAGCAAGGCCAATATAATAACCTTCAAACTTCGTATTAATTGTTGTGATACCCTTATTTAAGATAACAACACCAGCGTTACCAAAATCAGAAACTCCTGTAATTTCATTACTAGCGGACGCTGTTGTGTTCCATGTAAATCCGCTACCATCAACACATGATAGATATTCAGATTTAGTAAGGTTGAAGTATTTAGGAGAGCCGAGAACATAGGTTCCAGATGTAACATCCATGTTTGTTCCTACAGAAGATAAAGCATCAGTTGCTGCATCTGCAGTAATAACCTTTGTTGGATATACTAAAGCACCATAATAAGACCCAAAACCTTCTCCACTATCAGGGCCATAGGGCAGTCTGGAAACATAAACATTACTACCAGCTCGGATCATTGGCTGGACACTATAGTAGAGGTATCTTTCAGCGGCTGTTTTAGGCACACCATAGATTGCTTCAAATTCTCTCAAGCTTGAAGGCTTTATAACTTCGTCGGTTGGCCCTTTATCTGCAAAACCTGTTACAAATACATCTGTTCCTGCAAAAGTTGCAAGCCTACTTGTCAAATCAAATTCGCGCACCTCGACGCCGGGGCTTTGTATTGTTCTCATATTGTTATTTATACTAAATCAACATACTTTTTTGAAAATTGGGTATTTATAATAAACTTTTATTTTTTACACCAGTTCGCACTGTAATTGCGAGAATTGAAATGTAAAATCGCATTTCACTTGAGATGTTTGTTGTTCATTAAACTCAACACTGCCTAAATTAGTAGGGAATGCATAGGTATATACCCACTTTACAGTAGGCTTATCATATTCGTCCAAGCTATAAACAACCATTTCAGTAGAATATTCCGGCAAAGATGCAGAAGAATCTAAGATACCTTGATCATCAACAATCGCTCCAAATTGACCATCCTCGTCAGATCTCATTAAATCAAGCCATTTATATATAACCCAGTAGTTGCTCCACAAATTATCAACATGAAAGTTAACTGTTACAGGGTCCCAGCTTGGTCTAGCATGGGTTGATACTGGCATATTAGCGCCCATATACTTCAAATCAATAGCTGGAACATTTATGCGAGGAACCACTGCGCCCCATACTGAGAACTGCAATGTATCTAACTGTATTGATTTATTGTTTCTAATTGACTTAGAATTAATTTTCTTAAGAGCTGGTGGGATATTAATAACCAATAAGAATTTATCGACAACACTCTTATTGAGAGGTGAAGGCATATAATCAAGAGAGTTTGGGTCTATGGACATATCGATATTATTTAATAAATAACAGGTGTAATGTCAGATAAAGACCAGTTTTATATGAATAACCCCAATCTACCTAAGAGAGGGGCAAAATTTGAATATACACCAGAGCAAATTAAAGACTTAAAAAAGTCTGAAAAGAATATTGTTCATTTCGCTCAAAACTTCTTCTATATTATTGCTCCAGGTGAAGGTAGATCTAAAATTAAACTTCATAAATGTCAAAAAAGAATATTAGAAACATTTAAAAAGAATAGATTTAATATTACACTAGCGAGTCGACAAATTGGTAAAACGACTCTTATGACTATCTATGCTCTCTGGACGGCATGCTTCCTGAAGGATCAAAGAATACTTATTGTAGCTAACAAAGAGGCTACTGCTATAGAGATCTTTCGAAGAATACGTCTAGCGTATGAGGATTTACCTAACTGGCTCAAACCACCGGTAAAGGAATATGGTAAAACATCAGCTGAATTTGAAAACGGGTCTCGAATAGGTATTACTACTACTACTAGCTCGGCTGGTCGTGGTAGCTCTTGTGATTTGTTGATTCTTGATGAGCTAGCTCACGTTGATGCTCACTTAATGAAAGAGTTTTGGGCAGCTGTATATCCTATTATTTCTGCGTCAAAGAAATCCAAAATTCTAATTGCATCAACTCCTAACGGTACTGATAATTTATTTTATAGTCTATGGGTTGGTGCAGAAAGAGGTGAGAATGGATGGGCGCCATCTAAAGTTCATTGGAGTGAGATACCTGGACGAGATGAAGAATGGGCTAAAACTACCAGAGAATCTCTAGAGAGTGAAGATTTATGGCAACAAGAGTTTGAATTGCAATTTCATGCAGCAGGGCAATCTGCTATCGATTATGAGCAATTTGCGCGCTTTAAACTCAGATTATGCGATCCTGAATATACTTTAGATGATGGAGCATATAGGATATACCAATCGCCTTCTGAGGATAGGGTTTATGTTGCAGGTATTGATGTAGCTGAAGGTGTGGGTCAGGACTCGTCTATTATTGAAATATTTGATATTACTGATTTAAAAAACATCGAACAGGTTGCTGAATATGCAAGTAATGAAATATCGCCATACAACTTTTGTAGTAAAGTAAAAGATGTTTTATCCAATTGGGGTAATCCACTAGCATTAATAGAAAGAAACAATCAAGGGGCACAAATAATTGATAGACTATATAATGATGAAAATTATTCTAATATTGTTTCATATGGAGCAAGCAAAGCTAACAGGAGAAAGGCTCAATTAGGAATGATATCTCACACCAATACAAAGTATGCCGCTATTACGAATATACGGTATTGGATGAATGATTTAGATTCTATTCGTCTACACTCTAAAGAGGCTCTCGGCGAATTTAAGCATTTTATAAGAAAGCCGAATAAGAGTTGGGCTGCAGAACCCGGGTTTCACGATGACAGAGTTATGGCTATAGCATGGGCCATGATGATATTGCATAATGATATAGTGGAGACCTATTTTGAAGTAAAAGAAAGAGATTCAAATGGTAAGCCATTAGTAATATCTCCACACGATTTCGGTCTTCAATATTTCTCTAACCCTACCTCGATATATACATTGGCAGATAAAGAAAGCGAGCATATTGGTATGCCCGCCGTCTTTAATGATTCTATAGAGGAACTAGATATATCTGATCTAGAATCTCAAGGATGGTCAATGTTAACTTAAACCATTCCCTGTCTTACTAATCTTCGAAGCTCTGGGTAGCTATGATCTGTAGACGCAGCAGTTAAGTTTTGTGAACTAGTTTCACCGAAAGCGGTAGTAGCAGTAAAAAGACTAATACTGTTATTTTCTAGAATTATTCCAAGTTCTTCACCATCATAAGCTTCATCAACAGCAAATTTTATACCATTTGTTGCGCTTAAAGTAACGGTAGATCCTGCAAGACTTCCTGCAGCTATTGCATTAAATGCGATCCCTTTAATATTATAACTGCCAATAGTTCCAGCACTAATAAAATCAACATGGGTACTGAGCTCGGTAAGTAAGAGCTCTGGATCAGAGAGAGTTAAATTTAAAGAGTTGTTTGTAAATGTCATAACATTATTTATTCTATTATGTGGTTATTTTTCGAAAATTATATAAATATATCTATGGATAAAAAAGACATTGCGCAATTATATTCTGAGCTTAATAAAAATTTCCTAAATGAGAATCGCCACGGGCCTGGGGCGAAAGATCTCCCTACAGAGAAAAAAGGAAAAATCAAAGCGTCTTCGAAGGGTGAAAGTATTCTAGGTAAGGCAGAAAGTAGCCCAGATCAGGCTGATGGATTTGTTCCCCCGGAGGAAGCGGATGATAGATACAATGCTAAAGCGAAACCGAGCCCGTTAAAGGAATCTCCTAATATTTCTACAACAAAAACAGAGAAAAAAGAGCCGAATAGCATAAATAGATTTATGAGCACGCAAAGTTTATTTGACAAGTTGTATGAAGAAGTAATGGATGATGAGGATGTCCTCGGAATTGAAGCTGGCCCCGATCAAGATGATGATTTTGATGAGTTTGAAGCTGGCGGAGATGAAGATGAAGTAACACTCAAGCTTCCAAGAGACTTAGCAGAACAACTTCGAGACATGCTAGCAGAATGTTGTGGCGAAGACGAAGATGAAGACGAAGACGACAATCCCTTCGGTGAAGGTGTTGACTTCGAAACTGTTGCCGATGCTCCTCAGGATTCGGATATGAGTCGTCAAGTAGTTGCTCATAAAGAGTTGGTAAGTTCCGGCGATGGAGATGCTTCTTATACCGACGACGTTGGTGAAGATGGTGATTTAGGACACGCTCTTGTCAATCCTAAGAAAGGACACGACGGCAAGAAAGACCTTAAAAACCAAAAAGTTAAAGCAACTCGCGGATCAACTCCTAACAGCCAAGCTTTTGGCAAATAAAGTTTAACCTCTACCTTAAAAACCCTCAAGCTCACCGAGCCTGAGGGTTTTTTTATGGTTTTGCATAAATACTATTGTGATAACGTTTTTAGAATATTGTGGAGCCAAGCTTAGTAACAACCAAAGAAAAATGGCATCTAAATCTAGTCCTTTTCGTACGAACGGTGACTTTAGATCTGATGGAGGTGGCATAACAAGAATAACTTCAATACCGAAAAGCCGGCGGCATGATGGATCGCTACATCCTAAGGTAGAAAAGATGCGAGAAGGTTCCTCAACGATAGAGATATTAACCCCAGCTGATGTTAGTAACATATGTCAGATGTACGGCGTTTCTGATTTAGATGAATCACATCCTAAGCAGCTATCTAATACAGGTATCGTTATTATGTTTAACCCTCAAACTAAAGGCTATTGCTTAAAGAAAAATGTCTAATTGTGATAATTACTACCAGCTCCCTAGTGAGACTGACTCTTGCTTCTATGAAGGAGCAAATAATAACAATGATGATTGTAAGGAGAGGTTTACTAATAAAAGCTGCAACGCAAATGATATTGGAACGACGTCTGAAATAATTAAAGACGCCATTGAACGAACTGGTATTGAAGTAAAGTATTATGTTAATACTACAACAATGTCTGGTGCTGACCCTATTTACGGCGAGCAACCTCAATCAATATACCATACACCTAAGACCATGACCATGTATGTAGAGCTGGAGGAGGACGCTATACAGTTTACTAAATTTGGTATAAGAGCGGATGATACAATTACTGCATATGTACATATAAGTTCTTATGCTGCAGCGTTCGATGGGGATGATATTTATAATGATAATAGTTGGTATGTAGAGCCTAAAGCAGATGACGTATTTGAGTTATCAGAGTACGGTTCTACACGGCCCGGCGATAGATCTGGGAAGCTGTTTATAGTAACAGAAAGAATGGATTCCGATATAGCTGCAATGAATGCGCTAGGGAGTCATTATGTTTGGAGAATAAGAGGTAAAAGACTAGAGTGGTCATTCGAGCCAGGATTGTCTGGAGAAGGAGGTAATAATCAAATCATAGATAATAATTTTCAAGGTAGACTCTCAGGTGGGGATAATCCCGAAACTGATGAAAAGTCATATGAAGGAGATATCGATACATACAGCAAGGATAGTGTGTTCGATATGGATAATATCGATAGTTCACCATACGGGGATTATGGTTAAAATAAATAGTTGATATATACAAATTTGCATATATTATTATAATATGCCTATATCCTTTGATGAAAAAACTCATACGTATACTAATGTTGAGACTGGGGAGCAGTTAATTTCTGCTACAACTATACTAGGAAAGTATAAACCTGAATTTGATAAGATGTCGAATGCGCGTAGAGTCGCAAACAGAGAGGGGTTAGATGTTGCTTTTATTCTCGATATGTGGAAAAAGGATAAGAATAAAGCATGTGAATATGGTACTCATATTCATAAAGTTATGGAGGACTATCTTACAGAAGGTAAACAAGACGAGGAATATAAAACATTATATGAATCATATAATAAATATGAAAAAGTGTTTGATGGTTTTAGAGAAAGGCATTGTGAAAAGCAATTATTTAATCTAGATTATAACATTGCGGGTACTGCTGATTTGATATATGAAAATAAAGATAGTTTCTTTATAGGTGATTTTAAAACAAATAAACAATTTAGGTTTTATAGCTCTTATAATGAATATTATAACTCCCCTATATCTCATTTATCTGTTTGCGAATTTAATACATATGGTCTTCAACTATCTTTATATGCTCACTTATATGAGATATCTTCAGGTAAAAAATGTAGAGGTCTAGTCATTTTTTATAAAAGTAAAAGCGATGAATGGTACCCTATAAGATGCAATTACATGAAATGCGAAATAGAAAATTTAATTAAACATTATAAAAATACATAAAAAATGTTGAAAAACAACAAGGGAACTTTATTATAATTTGAATACAGATATGAAAACCATATATAATAAAAAATGAACGATATTGAAACTGAATTGAATCAAATTTTTGAAAAATCTGACATAAACAGTTTTTGGGAACTAATTGATAGTCTCGAATTAAATGATGGCGCAGGTGTAAAAGATAAACTCTTAAAAGAGCTTTCCCCGTCTCAATCATCATGCTATAAAAAAATTCTAGATTATATTTGCGATAGTATTGCGGAGAATATTAGTAGAGAAACTAGTTTCAAAAATACATTCGATTTAAAAGCGATTGTAAGTAATATCATTGGAGAATCTTCTTACCAGGGATTTACATCTATTATTAATAGCTATAGCAAGGTTACCGATAGATTGCAGAGAGATGGCATACCTAATGTAGATTCAATCTTTTTGTTTATGTTCCCAGACGATGATGATTACTGGAATATTTAAAAAAATTCAAGCTAGGCGCAATACTCGAGCATTAGAAAAAAGAAACAGTCTATTGATATGGGCTAGCTTAGATCACTTTAAGCACAACACTCATCGCAGCCGACAAAGCAGAGAAGAATACTACTATGTATCAAGAGCTGATATACGATCTAAAAATTTTAATATATAACTATATTAAAGATAATTTAAATACGGAACATCAAATTGCTGTTTGCGAAGAGCTTACTCGTCCGGACGAAGAAATAACATTAGCCGACATTAGTAATCTGTTACTTTCAATAGAAAAAATATACAATAGTACCCCTAATAATATTATAAAATTTAATGAAACTTAAAGTACACGATTTTAATAATCTAACACTTAAAGAGCTTCTTTCAATTGAGGGTATTGGAAGAAAAACTGCGAATAGAATTATTGAGAGGCGATCAAAGTATGCTTTTAATACGATAAAAGATTTACTTTCCGTTAATGGTCTAGGCAAAACGACATTAGCTAGAGTTGGTATAAAATCCCCGCCTAGGGGTCAACCTAAAGAGGATCAAACTGAAGAGCTAATGCAGTTCGTTAGTAACTATAAGCTGCGAGAAAACTCAATTAAATTTAGTGAATGGCCTAACAACAAAAAAGTAAAATTTTGGGAAGATTGTACAGATAATACTTGCCAAAGATCTGATTTATTAAGATCAAATACCATGTGCAATACATGTTCATATGTATTAATTTGCAAATGCGATTTAAGGAAATTTGTAAGCGATAATGGGAAGAAAAGAACAACTCCCACTAAAAAATTACTAAAGGAGATTGTTAGCAACATTGATAACTATAAACATTATCAGCAGGATAATGGGTCCGTAGATCTATCGATGTGCAATTTACCAGAGGAATTAATAGATGATTGATATTATGTATCTACAGTACGACTCTATAGAGAATTCATATATCTACAAAGGTAAAAAGTATAAAAAAATGAAAACCGTTGTAGATATATTGCATGCTGATGGACTATCTCAGGATGAAGCTATTAAACAAATTCAACTTGTAAAAAAGCGTTCAGGTTAATAATAATCCAAAAGAGGTTGATTAAAAAAGGAACAATCTTATAATAAAGAGGAAGAAAGAAACCTTCATTATAACAATATAAAACAAGAACAACAAAACTAAAAAAAAGCAATGGGATTTCTAAATCAAATCAAAGGACTATCTGAGGTGCCTCAATTTAATGTTTATAAAGAGCCACTTTTCGATTCACGGGGAAGTCAAATTCCTAACTTGTTCTCTCTGCAGAGGGAGGATACTAACGAGCATCTCGGCACATGTAGCGAATCATATCGACCGATTCAAATGGACGAGATGATTGATACTATTAAAACCGCATGCAAGAGGGTTAACGAGAGTATTGAGCACGTAGGATGGACTGAGAGTCGAGGCGGAAAGCGGATGCTTATCCAGTCAAAAATTGGTAGCATTGGATTTGACGATCAGGATGCAGTCGAAGGATATTTTTATACTTTGATTGATAATAGCGGTAAGTGTGCAAATAAGATTATTCCGTCTACTACTCGAATCTCTTGCACCAATGCATTTCATCTCATTAATAAAGAGAATAAAGAATCAGAAAGTTACACGCCATCGCTTCGACATAACTGGACATTTGGCGAGAGGGTAGAAGCTTTTTCGCAGAATATTAGCTCCAATATTGTTGCAGCAAGAAAATTTTCTAATACAGCTCGTAAGTTGCGTACACAAAAATTTACTAAGGACGAAATGGTAAAGATGGTTGAAACTCTCCTACCGGTAGAGAAAGATGAATCTACTCGACGTATCAATAAGAGAGAAAAAATCGCTCTTAAATTTGGTGAGGGTGGTATTGCTAATCTTGGCCAAACACGCTGGGATGCATTTAATGCAATTACTGAGTATGAAACCCATCAGAAGTTTACACCGGAGAAGTTTATTCGTAATTTGACTGGTAAAACTCTTTCGACGAAAGCCTTGGAGTATTTGCAGGAGGTCTAAAGTATATGATTAAGTTCATTAGAAAAAAAACCTGCAAACTGACTAAATAAATCATATGAACAAGGGAGAAACGGATTTAATTTGGAACATCTATACTGAGAATTTTTATAGCGACGGTAGACCAGATGGTATATTTGAGCGTCTTCAAGAAATTTTAGACGCGCACCCGGAAATTGCAGATAAGTTATCGCCTATACTGGAGGACTTTTATAGTGAAATAGAAAAGCTTAACCAGCTGGTAGCTGAATATGAAGATGATCTAGATCCTGACTTTGAATCTCGCATGGGATTTATTCTCAATGCGCTTACAACAGCACCAGATATTTAAAGGAGTAAATATTTAGCAAGCGATCGACAATCCCTGTTGCTGATGGTTTGAATCCATCCGCTAGCGTTTAAAATTTACCCTCCCATAAGGATAAAACAAATAAGGATTGGGAAACTCAGTCGAGGGACGCCAACTGAGCGCGGTAAGGGTGAAGGCTACAACGCCCTCTTACTCAGAGACAAAAAGCCGCATTTTATTTATAACACTTAAATCATTACTGATCGTAATCACCATATGGGGTAAAGCTAGGGGCATTATCGCTGGCGAGAATGTCAAGCTCTTCTTTAGAGGCGTAGGTAGCTTTTTCGTGGCGATTATAATATGTATTTTCTAGCCATATATCTCCAAAGTAAACAAGGCCTCTTTTTGTAGATAGCTTTTTGACAACGTCGTTGTAGGGCATGCCCTTTACTTTAGTGAGATAATCAACTACGTTTACGAACTCTACCTCTATTTGAGGCTTTGGAGTATATCCCTCATTAACTAATGAAAGGAACCAGCTCTTAGAAACTTTTGTGCCTGGGCAACTCTTTGATGTGCGAGGATCGTCTCTATGAAATTTAATTGTTGATTCGCTAGGAGTGATTCCGAGCCAGTTAGCTAGCTCTTCTGTACATGCAGCAGCAGTTTTCCAACACTCTAACCCTCTACCGCTTTTAGGATCTTCAACATCATAATTGCCTAAGACCTCTATGCCGATAGAGTTAGAGTTAAACGATTTTGCATGAATACCTGTAGATGTAAGAGGGGTCATACCAAATATTTGATCTTCATCCGTGAAAAGATGCGGCCCTCGCGACCATCCTAATTTACCGCTATAGTAATTTTTTATATTCACTATGTGTTGAGCTGTAAACCCTTTAGGTCTTTGAGCTAGAGACGGCGCTGCAGTATGATGAATAGTAATGTATTTACACCAAGCAGGTCTTTTAATCTTACTTAAATATTCTCCGAATGTTTCCGGTACCCAAACCTTTCCAACGTTAGCATATGACATAAAAATATTTATGTACTAAATTTAAAAAAAGGAACAATAATATAATATTATTATGAAATCATATCATACTAAATTCGATAATTTCCTATATGAGGCTGAGCAAAATATCGAACATGGGGAAGCCGTACTTGGATATCTTCGATATGAAGAGATGAGAAAACTAAATGTTAATCAATTCGCTGAACTATTTAAGAGAAATATTGCTGGTGAAAATTTTGACAAAATGGTGGACGAGCTAATCTACAAAAACAATGTTGCAAATTAAGAGATAAAGTTTAAAATGAACTGAATAGTTCAAGTAGAACTTGATCTATTCCGATCATCTTAAACAAATAATATAAAAATAAATAATAATATGAATATTAACGAAACCACCATTCATAGGATGTCGCAGGAGTTTACTCAACTAATTGAGAGCAAAGTAGCTGAAATTTCAAAACGAAGAAAGAGTCTTAATCAAAAATTAAATAGGATGAAAAAACAGCAAGCTGATAATTCTACCGAGTATGTGAATACTGATATAGAATATTGGGAGGTTGTTGAACTGCATAATAAGTGGAAAGAGGCTCAAAGCTGTGCACGTAAGCTTGTTAAGATTACGACTGAATATAAATAATAATGAGTGATGTATTTTTGCTAGGCGACATACGAGATTGAAATGGTTAAATTGTAAAATTTTTATTCCAAACAAAAAACAAAAGGGAACATCAATATAATTAAGGTGAACAAAACATTAACATAAAGTATAATGGTAATTAATCACAACAAGACAGGGCTTCAGCGAGTTGCTGATGTCGAAGTACCAGACGCATTTTTTCATCGAATGCATACTGGGATCAAGCAAATTGACGAACTATATGGAGGTGAGGGTATTCTGCCCGGCTCTATTGCAACAGTAGCTGCAGCGCCAGGGTCAGGTAAGACTACTCTATATTTGCAAGTATGTCAAGCTCTATGCAATCAGGGTTATTCTGCTGCTTATATTACTGGGGAAGAGTCGACTGAGATGATTGCTTATACGTGTCGACGTCTTAATATTACTGACGTTCTCGTTGCTTGCGAGACCGAGCTTGAAAACATCGTCGAGTTTATGGATGGTGTAGACTTTATTGTCTACGATTCATTCCCGTGCTTGACTGTTGACGGAAAGCGCATGAATAGAACTGGCCAGGAGCAGGCAATTAGTAATATTGTAAGAGCTGCAAAGACCGCTGGTACTGCTATGAGTATTGTTCTTCACGTTACTAAGTCTGGCGGATACAAAGGATCTACTACTATTCCTCATGCTGTCGATATGAATATGTCGATTGAGGTTGATAGTGAAGACCCTAGTGTAAGATATATTAGTACTGAAAAGAATCGATACGGTTCTTTAGCTGAGGTATCTACATACTTTGGATATAAAGGATTTGACTTTGATAAGAAAGTCGAGAGTAGTGGTAAGATGGCTAAGGCTACGTCTAAAGGCGATAAGAAAGCTAAAGAGTTGCAGGCTATTAAAAGCTTAAAAGAGCCTCCTGGCATTACAGTTAGTAGGGTTTGCAAAGCTCTTAAGGTGGATGCAACTCGTGCTAATTATCTGCTTCGCAGCTTAGTTCAGGAAGGTGCTCTTGAAAAATTCGGTCGCGGTCAAGATGCGGTCTGGAAGCATACACACGTATGAAAATTAGATTGACGGTATCTAAACAAGATAAAGAGATCGTTAATAAACAGTATGGTGTAAATTTAGATTGGAATTTACTATCATACTGCTTAACGACATCTTACAATTGGATTGTACCTAACAGGAAAACTCATACTAACAATATTAGAGTTGCGCTAAAAGGTAAAGAAGATGGTTGTGTGGGATGGTTTAAGTATGGTCAAACACTTTATATCATTCCCGAACTAAATGAAACGCTTAACGACTTTGTAGAGACTCTATTTCACGAATTCTGTCATTGGAATCAATACTGGATTGATGATAGATCACATGTACACATGGTTACAAAGAGACCAAAAGGAAAATGGGGAACAACAGAGTGTGAAAAAGAAGCTCAAAAATGGGAAATTATTGGAAAAAAAGCATTTATGATATATAATTTACTTAAAGAAAGTAAAGAGCTACTATGAGCATTTATATTGGTTTAGATAAAGAATCGGAAGAACACGATAGATCGCAAATACAGTACATTATTGAAACGCTGATCGATAATGGCTATATTAGAGAGCTAGTCGAAATTGATCCCGAATGTAAGTTCTTAAAGTTTGATAGGGGCGTAGTTGAAGTGTTGCCCGCGTATGAAGTTGATAAAAACGTTTTAAATAATAAAAACACATGAATAAATTAATCGCGTTTATAGTTATCTGGCTGGGGGCAGTCTGGATTTTAAATAAAATAGTTTTCAAAATTTTTACAGAATTCTAATATTATGATTAATGATATAATTGAACTAATACAGAAGATAGTTGGTTTTGCCCTTATAGCAATGTATCTTCTCGGAAACTTAGTATGGCTATTTATAGTTCATGCTATAGCGGCGATAGGAATCTGGGATGTGCCTGAAGTTGAAAAGGCCCTTAGACCGTGGGATTTCGAAACAATGCACGAGTACGCAGAGCGTACAGGTCGATATTATAACCCTATTAGTATGTTTAAATACGACCCAGAAAAGTATCCAGATATTGCTAGGAAAATTGCAGAGCAAGAGCATCTAGATGCGCTAAGGGATTATGATCCGATGTGGAGCGATGGCCCCCCACCTCGGGGCTGGAAACCTGATGTAGAATACTAAAATTAAATAAAATATGAGTGCCGGAAAAGGAGATAAGCCAAGACCTGTTAACATTAATAAATTTAGCAGGAACTACGATAATATTTTTCGTTCATTCGAGAAAGAAAAAGACTGTACTTCCTCTAAATGCGTTAACAAAAAAGCATGTAGTGAGTTAGGATATTGTATTCGTAAATTTAGTTAAAAGGAACATTGATATAATTTAAATAAAAATGGTTGATTATGTTCCAATGCATCAGTGTCGGTCAAACGAGTACTGGGAGAAGAGAGTAAAGGGTAGTAATAATAACTACTACACCGTATCATTTCAAAAGCAGTACAGTGGCGATTATGATTACGAGTGCACCTGCCCCGCGTTTAAACATAGAGCAGGCTATTGTAAGCATATTAAATCTAATATGGAAGATAGATGCGAATGGCATGAACAATGGGACTCACACTCAACTAGCGATAATAAATGCCCTAAATGCGGGAGCGATGTTATGGTAGTAATGTGTGCTGTATAACTTTGTCTTAAATGATAAAAAAAGAATTTCAGTTAGCATATATTGATACTGCTTACCGCTTTGCTGAACTTAGTAAGGCAAAGCGGTTAAAGGTAGGGGCTATTGCAGTTAAAGAGAGTAGAATTATATCAATAGGGTATAATGGCACCCCATCGGGCTGGGATAATGAATGCGAAGAGCATCAATTTGCATATGATGTGCGAGATACATACTATGAAGACGGCTGGGGATATGATAGCGATACAAATCGATATACTAGACTAGCTACTAAACCTGAAGTTCTTCATGCGGAAACTAACTGCATAGCGAAGCTAGCAAAGTCAGCTGAGAGCGGTGAGGGCGCGGCGATGTTTTGTACACACTCTCCTTGTATCGATTGTGCTAAATTAATTTATCAATCCGGTTTTATAGAGTTATATTATAGCGAAGTTTATAGGGATAGAGCTGGCTTAAACTTTTTAGAACAGTGTTCTATAGACGTTTATGAGGTTGACTGCGCTCGATAAATAGCTCAAATTATATGTATTAAAAAGGGAACTCTACTATAATAAAGATATGAAAAATTGTTACTTTAATAAACAAGGATTTATTTCATCGTTAATTCTTACAATTGTACTTATTGTGTATATTATATCGCAAACTATCATTAGTAATATTAACGATAAAGATAAACTCGAAACTATTAACGTTGATGAAGTAAGGTATTTTAGCCCGAACGCGTTTAAAGTCAAAGTATGATTAAGTTTAACAAGAAGCTAATCAAGACACCAAAATCGGAGACGCTTTATGTTGCCGTCTCTATGGGTGAAGATAGTGTAGCACTATCTCTATTCCTTGCAAGAGGGTATAGAAAGCTATGCTTTTTACATGTAGATCATAATACTGAATATAGCTCTACAGCAGCAAAAGTGTTCAATCAGTTTGTATTTGAGCTCAACGCTGAGAGGCAGATTGCGCATAGCGATAACCCTAAGCCTAAAATTGAACATAAGATTCTTAAGAACGAGCTCGATGGTAGAGACATGAGCGAAAAGGAATTGCGTGATATTAGATATAATCTAATTAGCAGCGCAGTACCCTCAGGGGCAGAGGTTATTGTATGTCATCATTTACAAGATTGTGTAGAGTCCTATCTTATGAACTGCTTCAATGGTAAGGAAGAGTTTACTCCTATCCCTGCCAGAACTAATAGGTCTAAGTATACTGTTGTTAGGCCTTTTATGCTCACGACTAAAGAATCTATCTTAAAGTTTCTACAGTCTGAAAATATTCTAGATACGGGATTTGTTGTACAAGACCCGTCAAATGAGGATAATAGTATTAGAAGAAATTGGGTAAGACATGTTGCGATACCTGTAATCAAGGAGCGATATGTTGGCATTGATACAATTGTCCGGAAAAAAGTAGAATCTAAAATTAAGGAAATTGAGCAATTGGATGATTTTTAGGAACATCCATATAATAATATTATGAAAACGAGTGAAATTAAAGCGAAAGTAAAATATGACTGGAGTCACCCTAATTGTAAATTTAACCCCGGCGAAACAGTACTAGTTAATATTGGATATGAAATTAAAAAAGCAGGACGAGCTATTAGACGTGGCGCACGCCCTGATTATTCACGCCAATACTACAAGTACAGTGGCCGGAGAGGGAAGATTGTTGCCGTTACGTGTGCGCAAGATGGTAATATACGCGGCGTCTCATCCAGCGGTTGGGGGCATCGTCAATTCACTAGATATTATGTGGAATTTGACGATGGCCAATGCATCGGATACCATTCTCACCATCTTATTTCTGAAAAGGAAGCTAAGCGCCGCTCTAAAAACAATCTTATTTCGATTTAAATCTATGCATAGTGAAGTATCGCATAATGATTTAATTAATCATATCGATCTTTTAGTTGAAGCTTTCAATTTAAAAGTCGAAACTGCCTATAATCCTGCTGATTCATATGCTAGGCGATCTGTAAGAACTGTATGTATACCATATATTGTAGACATTGAAACATACTTTACCTGCCTTCATGAAATTGCACATTGTATATATTCTAAAGCTTGGTATGGAACAACATTGGATATTGAATGTCATGCATGGCTATGGGCATATGAAAACTCAATTATTTCAGCAGATAAAAAGTGCATAGAAATGGTTGAAAATAGCCTGGTAGGATATTATAATTACGTAAAGGTAGATAGAAGATTTAAATACGATGTCGATCTTTTTGTAAACACAATTTTTCTCTTTAATGGCATCAAAGAAAACAACAACAAAAAAGAAACGAACACGGCAGCGCAAAAGTGTAAAACTAAAGCAGCCTGATAAGTCATATGACTTAAAGCCATGCCCTTTTTGTGGAGGAAAAGCAGAAGCTTATTCTCTACCATGGGGTGCTGGAGTTTCGTGTAAGAATAAGCTTTGTGAAGCTGACGGCCCTACACCTCCTCATGGGCAGGTAACATCTATGGCAGCAGCTGCTAAACTTTGGAATAAACGAAAATGAAGCTATTAGCTATTTTACTAATTGAGATTATAGTATACCTTTTATTATATTCATTGCTAGGGTCTTTTGTTACCCTCATTATTTTATCGATTGATATATTTTTACTAGCTATAGTTCAGCATATTGTCTGGAAATATCATAACAATATAGAAGAATAATTTATGATTGGAGTTACTATAGTTTGGTTTTGTCTGTTTGTATATTATTTTATTAACGAATTAGTTAAACATAATGAAGATGACAATTGAGTGGAAAGAGATCGATTTTATAATTGACGAAATTATTGGCGAGTTGCAGGATAGTGGCTTAACTGACAATGAAATTGCTTTTATACCGCTAGGAGAATGGGCATCGATGCTAGAAAAAAAAGGTATTGATCCTATATGTGTCGATGATTATATAACAAATTGCTTGTAATGGCTAAGTCACGACTACAATCTGCTAAGGAAAGGGCACCGGGCATACCACCCAACACGTGCCCTTATATAGATTCAATTATTGAAATACTTGACGATTTTGAACTGACTCAATACGGCGTTGACTCACGTAGAAAAGAGATTATAGTAACTACCCTTGAATATGTGAGAGAATCTAATTCCAGC